ATTGAACCCGTGTTCGTCGATAAGCATTTCAATGAAAGCCATGTGAATAATACTACCGAACACCTGCGTAATCGGAGTCCCTGAATAAAGTGACCCACGCATTTTGGCTTTGTAATGCGGAGCAATACGGAGCCATGTAGGCGTAGTCAAGTCTTCCATCAGGAAATCCATGATCTCGCGGTTCTCGGGTTGTGATGCCAAGAAGTCTGACTGTTGGAAGCCCTTGTATACAGCGGAGGTCAGTTCCGGTCCGACATAAGAGTCGAAACGCTTAAAGTCCTCGTGAATAGTTGCTTCAACACCGGACATAGACTTGCCAGCTCGTTCAAGCATGGTGTCAAGTGACATCCATGCAATGTTTGAGTTAGCAGGGTCTTTTCCGATGCCACGGGTCAAGTCGTAGTTCAACTTGGCACCGATCATCTTCTCGAACATTGCTACAGCGTGGACTGGCCTGTTTGGAGTACGGCCGAACATCGTAAAGATGCCTTTCGTACGCCAGTCACGGTCAGTCGATTTATTAAATCGGCCTTGTGTGACGGAACGGGCGTGATCCATGAGTTCCGGAATCCTTTGAGATGTCCACTGGTCCTTGTCAAGAGACTCGTAGAGCCAGTCACCAGAGTTGGTGCCGGATACGAGCTGAGACTTCCAGGTCATGAAGTCGGCGATGGGAGTAGCTTGAATAAGCTTCATCTCTTCTTCCAACTTGTTACATACCTTACGAACAGCTTCGACGTAGGAATCCTCAATCCCTTCATTCCATGTGGTCTCGTTACCGTATCGATACGGAGCGAGACGATCGTAGAAATCGGGTTGAATCATGTTCCCACGTGCTACATCAAGGTCCGGGATGGACTCAGACATTGTAGCGGAAATGATAGGAGGCGACCATTTAACAGCATCACGCGCAAGGGCGTTTATCTGCATTCTCTTCTGAGAGTCGCGCTTTAGAATATTGCCTAGAATGGTGTTATACTCATCGTCTGCACCGTAGTGTAGACGGACCTGGGCCTTATAGAGCTGAGACATCTGTTTCGGAGGAACAGCGTCGTCATACTCGATTTCCCAGCCATCTGCTAGCATTGATGCCACCAGAGGTGAGTTTCTCATCTTTCTATCGAACGTTGCGATTTCGGCTTCTAGCTGCTTCTTACGAGCTTCGTCACCAGAATTGTCAGTTGCCAATTCAATCTCACCCATGTCTAACTCTCTCGGGTTTGCGAAAAGCCAAGAGAGCCGCGGAAGTACCTCTACCTCCTACACGGATCACGAGATGTGATCACGAATCTTTTGAGAGCGGGGAGTGCCCGAGAGTCTTAGTTGCTTCTTCAAGACTGCCGGGTATGTGCTCCGGGTGTGCTTCAGACACTCGTTGCATTGCGTCTTCAGTCGATTCACCTTCTTCGGGTCTGACTAGGATCACGAGAGGTTGAGCGTCCTCATTGCCAATGAGGAAGCCTGCAACTGGGTTACCAGCGGAATCTTCATGTGGATAGGAAATGTCGGTTTCCTCGCCTGCAATAGCAGGATCGGGTTCTTCGACTTCTTCTTCGTCGGATTTCTCCTCGGATTGGGGAGTCTCGATAGGTTGATCTTGCTCCTCAAGAGTTTGTGATGAAGTGTCTTCAACAGAATCTTCACCATCACTGCCTTGAGAAACGGAATCAACATGCCCATCGATCTCCTCGAAAGTTAGATTTTCGGGTGAGTCACCCGTCAAGCGGAAGAAAGCGAGTGGAGGTTCGACGCCTGGAATAACCAGAGCAATCTTCTTCTCAGCACCTTCTGCCGGCTTAAAGTGAATGGGTACCGCGGCAAAGCCGTGGTCCTTCACAAAAGTCTCGCCACTTTCGGCGACGCCTTCGTTGATTGGTTCATCGTTCATAAGCTCACCTGTAATGGTGTCTTGAAAGATCTTTAATGGAAAACACACGTGTAGGTGGTTAAAACTGGAATGGTCACAAGAAAACCGACCTTATGCGGGAATTCTTGG